TACTATGCATTATAGTGTATCTAGGGAGGATCTATTGGCTGGACATTCCTGTGATAGACTTCCCGATTTTAAAGCCCTAATAGAACAGGGGCATAAAAAACAAAAGCTCAGAGCACATTCCGACTTTTATTGGAATTCAGAAGTTAATAAATGGGCTCTAAGCTTTTGGGATCAATTTGACATTATGGCAGAAAGCAAAGGCAAAAACCTTGCTAGTTTCAAACTACACAGCTTAACTGTGTAAAATTAAATTGCTTTTGCTTTGGCAGTTTTCTTTACTGCTTTTGTAGCTGCAGTTTTAGTTTTTACGCTAGTCTTTGTTTTTGCACCTGCTACTGGTTTTGCTCTAGGTTTTTTAACTTTTGTTTCTTTTACTGTCTCTGTAGATTGAACTACAGGCTCTACTACAGTAGTGACCGCAGGCGGACTTACAGGCTCAACCACTGGCGGCGGAGTTGGTTCTACTTTATATGGGGCTTCTGATTGTTGTACAAGTTCTTCTTCTTTGCGTTTTTTATTAAGAATATAGTTTATCCACAACCCACCTGCTACTGCAGCAACTACAAATACAAGAAATAAATCCATTTGAATCTCCTCTCTAAATTGATTGTATAATATATTTACCATTTGAATCGATAAATAAAATATTAAAAAATGTTGCACTGCAATAAATAAATATGTTAAAATAATTTTTTAGGAGAAATAATTATGTTTACATTTGATCCAGTTATTGATGCCATTCAGTCAAGTAAAAAAAGTTTTGTAAATACTTTTATTACCAATGAAAAGATTGCAAAAAGTCTTAATGATTATGTTGACAGTCAAACTGCTTATACTAAAGAAGCTATGAATGCAACCACCACAATGGTGACTGCAGTGATGAGCGAAACAACCAAAGGCATGCAGGACCTAACTAAATTCGATTATACAAAGTTTGGTGAAGGTATGATGAAGGGTTGGTTAAATAATGTTAACAAAAAGTAATTGACAAAAAACTATATAAGTATTACACTAGTGTTTTTAAGAATTTGGGAGCAGCAAATGGGCTATAAAGTGCTGGGCAATCTAGACAAACGATTTCAGCCTAGAACAGGACTTGAAGGCCCATTCTACTATCCAAATGGTCGTGTCTTATACTATGATCCTAAACAGGGTCAATATTATGACAGTACCACAGACACTTATGTAGAAAATGAAGAAATATCCGGTCTTCAGCAGGATTTTCTACATTATCTTGGAAAATAAAAATGACCCCAGACCGTTTGCGTGTTATAATTCAAACATTAGATTTAATTTACGAAGAATTGCGTGAAGCAGGAATACTTACACGGGTAGACCCTAGGCTTGAAAAGATGATTAAAGATCTAGAGTCACTTTTGAAATATGATGTTACAGGACCATTGGCAGGATAAACTATGTTTGCAATAGCAGTACCAATTATATTCAGTTTAATCGTAATCTTTGGATAAAAAATGAAAATAGGACTTTCTTTCAGTAGATGTTTACGAGATATTGTTGATGGAAAAGTAGACATCGACGATGTTATGGTCATTATAGCTAGAACTGATTTTGACCCTAGAGTTGATGTTGAATGGAAAGATATTTGGGAAGGATATTCCGGTGTAGGGTCCTTTGCTACCGCACTTGAATGGGTAGACTATGGCTCAGAGTATGAGGACATTTTTAGGAAAATAGCTATAGATTTATATGAAACAGGTAAATTGCATCAACCTAGACAGTATGGTGCAAGACCTATTCGCTATTCCCACTATTGGTTGGAAACTATTGTCTGCGACCAAGAGCATGAAAACAATCCTGCACTGAAAACTCTTTGGGAACAATATCAAATGATGGCAGGGTTAGTAAAACCTATTACTAATGACTTTTCCTAACTATGATTTGACAAATATTCCAGTTTGTCATATAATTACTTTATACAGTAACAAAACGGAGTAAAGTATGAACTACATCGTTTTTCACATTGATTTCCCCCATCAGGACAAGCGTTATTTTAAGACTGCTGCAGGTGCCCGGCGATCGGCAACCTGTACTAACCGTAACGCAGGCAAGGAAGTCTATCATGTGTTGTCAGAAACTTTGTTCATGCTCAAGTATCCAGTTGGCATGAAAACTGTGAAGAATTTGATGACTGGGCAAGATATTAGTATTCCTGAAGACACCCCTTATTGTTGTGACCCGTCTACCGAGCGGTACTGGTCCATGTAAAAATTTGACAAATAACCCATAATCTGTTACTATTCAAATAGTAAATAAACTACGGGGAGAGCTAGATGAGCAATTTAATTATTGACCTGCAAAATGAAATTAGGTTAGGTGTGCTCAGTTTCAAAGCAATTGCCCAAAAATACAATGTGCCAGTGGCTTGGGTTAATTTGGCCTGGGACGAGCTTTGTATCCAAGAAGCAGAAATCGGTTGACAAATATTCCCATATTCCGTATAATATTGGTATAGTAAACGACACGGAGTACATAATGCGTAATCTGGAAGTTGTTGAGGTCAACATTAACGGTATGGTTGGGTTTCAAATTCAAGGCATTTGGCGTGCATGTAGTGATAGTCTTTGGGAGACTATTGCTCATGCTGCAGTATTTCGTGATCGTGTTCGTGCTAATAAGTTTTTAGCCAAAGTAAAAACTCGCCCGAGCTGGGAATATAACTGGAAATGTTGGGGGAAACCCGCTAATTATATTCACAGTAGTATAGACGCTAGGCAAGATTCAGTTAATGTATATAGTGTTCTGTAATTGACGGAGATAAGGATGAAGGTTTGGTATAAAGGCATTGAGTATTTTGTAATCTCCTCTTTTGGTGATTTAATCGAAATTGCGCCTACTGAACACGGTGCTGGGTCTTTTATTGTGCACTGGGATTTTGTAAAATGAAAGAAAAAATTATTGAACTTTGGCGAAAATCTGGTGGTGGTCGTAGTGACAGTAATCAACTAGGCTCTTATTTTTATATTAATGACCCAGAAAAATTCGCCTCCTTAATTGAAACAGCGACTCGTGAAGCCTGTGCTAAGTTATGTGAAGATGCTGCACAAAAAACTGAGACTGGCAAAAATGCCTGCATTAATCTTGCAGCAGCAATTAGAGCAGGAGGGTTTGAATAATGGATTTTCTTATTCGTGCAGAAAGGTATGCAGAGGCTCGTGGGGACGAGCTTTGGTTTAAAAACCTGTATACTGGATTCAGGCAATATAATAATGTTAGTAATTCTGTATGGAAAACACTTAGTTATCTATATGGAGATTATACTGCAGACCTATTGGAATACGAATAATGAACGAACTAACTTGGAAATTAGCCCAACAGTGCTCAAGCCCTGAATGTTTTGATGTGAAAAAATTTGCCGAGTTAATTGTTCGGGAGTGTTCTAATTGGTTGAAACAACCAGTCAATCAGACACAGTCATGTGGTGTAACAATGAATATTGCGGCTGATAGATTAAAAGAACATTTCGGAGTTGAATGAATGAACGATAAGATATTTGACATTGCTGAAAGCGTAATGGTTCAGTATGCTGGCTCGGAAGAATGGGTATTTACCAGTGATGAATTAAAAAAATTTGCCGAGTTAATTGTTCGGGAATGTATGCGAATGTGCGAAGCGGCTGAAGTTGAACTACTTTCCCACATGCTTAGGGAAGAATCTTTTGGGGCAATTGATGCGAAACAACATATCAGTGACTGGTTTGAAATAAAATAATATTCGATTGACAAATAATCCAATATTCAGTATAATATTAGTACAGTAAACAAAACGGAGCAAAAGATGCTTGAACAGATGCTGAAACAGCGGCTTGCAGAACGGCCCACTCAAGAGCAACGCGAAATCCGTATGTATGGCTGCACCGTTGCCCAAATGCGTGATGCGGTAGAAGAAAGCCTTACTTATCGTTTTTCAGGTCCCGCGATGTATGTTATCAGTATGTTAAGCGATGCGCAAGAAATGACTGCTCATGATACTGGTGGTCATATTGATTTGATGGTGATTGAAGATCAACGCCAATTGCTTAATCGTGCTAAATGGATTCTTTCTACTTATTGCATGAAAGATGAGCGTGTATAATGATGAAGGTCATTACTAATAGTTTGGGCAGTGGCGATTGGATTGTTGTCCAAGGTGTATCTGGAAAAACACTGTTTAGCGGACATAGAGTAGGTGCTCGTGATCTGCAGGAGATCCTGGATATTGTGGCCCGTACAGGTTGTAAGTTGATTGAAGTTGACGACGAACAAATGGAAGAGGATTTTGCATAATTGTGCATAATGGTAACAAATCATTTGTATTAAGGACTAAACAATGAGCAATTATCCTAACATGAGCTATTGTATGTGTGAAAATACTCTTTTAGCACTGCAACAAGTAGTTGACTCAATGCAAGAAGAAGGACTTGCATTTATACTAGAAATGTCTCGTGAGGAGAGGCGCGCATTTCAAGAACTATTTTATGCTTGTGAAAGTTTTATTAATCAAGCAGAAGAGCTACAGGATCAAGTTCAGGACATGAAACAAGGCTTTACACTATAAAAATATTTAATTTGAGGATCATAATATGGGCACCAATTACTATGTTGCTAAAAACTTTTGTGAATGCTGTAATCGTTACGATGAAGAATATCATATTGGCAAATCTTCTAGTGGTTGGTCATTTTCTTTTCATGGGTATAGAGCAGAGCGTCTTGTGTCTTGGCAGGCGTGGAAAGAATTCTTAAAAGATAAAGTAATTATGGACGAATATCGTGAGCGAATTGATTATGATTGGTTTGTTCAGTTCGTAGAAGGTCCTAAGTCACCTGGATATATTAATCCCCATGGACATAAGAATTGGCAACATAATGAAAAAGGCAGAACAGTAAAAATTCCATGGTTCGATCCAGAATACGATTGGGACGATCCCGATGGGTATGCTTTTTGTAGCAGGGAGTTTAGTTGATGGGCAGCAAGATTATTTTTTGGTGTGGCTGATAGTTATGGGCATCTTAGGTATGTTTAATATAGGCAACTTTGTGTTATACTATGGTCCAGATAAATTAATTTGTGTAAAAGAATAAAAAACACAAACATGAACGAACAATTTGAAAATTTACTATATGAATCTGGTCTTACAGCACAAGGGTGTTGGGAGGATTTAGATAGTTATGCTCAACATGCAATAGAGAAGTTTGCAAAGTTAATTGTTAAAGAATGTATTGACACAGTATTGGATTGTAGTGTAGAATATACTACTAGACCACAAGTTGCAATTGAGATAAAAGAACATTTCGGAGTTGAATGATGGATGACACTATTTGGTTTTTTGTCGGTTGGATCGTAGGCATTCTTCTTGGCTATGTAGTGTGGGCACCTGAAACACGATTCAAGCGTAATTTCGTTGATGGATTGACTCTGCGATTTCTTTGGGGAAAGCGATGAACAAACGAATGAGAGAACTTGAAAAACAATGTTGGGACTATCAAACCAATCATTTGAATACTGATAAGTTCGCCGAGTTAATTGTTCGGGAATGTGTTGACATTGTTAGTAAGGTTCCAAACGGTTATCGTGATTACAGAAATCAAATCGAAGATGCTATGCGGGCTGATTGCCTACAAGCGATCCAAGAACATTTTGGAGTTAAATTGTGAACGATGCAGTATCACAACGGTTATACCGTATTTCCCCCTTACATAAGAAATCAGTTGAATACTTTGTAGATGTATTTGAAAGATTGCCTGATGAAAGTGTTCGTGGGTTCGATGTTACTGAAGTATGGCGTTGGGGTTATGGATTTCGTGAAGAAGATGAGCCTGTATGGAAATACGAAGTTGAATCTGGTATTCATTGCCGTCCTGAAGTAGGATGGGGATGTGAACTAGACGACCTTTGCGCAGTCTACATAAATTTTGGCGATGGATTTACAGATGATGAAAAAGAAGAAATAGAAGCAATTATTCGAGGCGAAAAAGAAGATGACCAAGGTCGTTGGGGAACTGCTTGGTTATATGATGGCGACCATAATTACCAAATAGAAGACGACCATGTACGCATTATTGGTCCAGTAAAAATTGATCTAGTAGATGCAGATGGTTATGGTGATGATGCAATTGTAGAAGAAAATGTTGAGCCTTACAATGAATGAACAAGATATTGTGTATAGATTGCAAAAAAGAGCAGAGATCCGTAGGCAAATTCCTGATAGAAAAAGTGTGCAAGAAGGCCGGCCAGACCGTATTGCAGACCTATTAGAAGAAGCCGCAAAAGAAATAGAGAGGCTCAGAAATGAGATACTACAGTTACAATGAATACGATCCAAACAGTCCATTGGCAGATGAAACTGGTGGCTATCTAGTTACCAAATGTGAAAAAGAAATCTATAAGGAATATTGGGACTACTGGTATAAACGAATGTGCGATAAGTATGGCAAAGAAGAAGTAGATAGTAATTATAGTTTCGAAGATTGTCTTAATGATTGGATTGTGGTAAACTGGGCATGGCAAGTATACAGATAAAAATGCAGTAAAATTCTGGTTGACAAATAATCCAATATTTCGTATAATACTAGTATTGTAAATGCAGCGGGACAAAAAATGTTGCAATTTAGCAGTGATACAGACAAAACTCTTTATCTTAACCTTAAGGGCCTGTGCAATAAAACCAATGGTCTCTTTAAGTCACTTAAACAGGCAAAATTTTTGTTTAGTGTCTATAGTAAACAATTCAACAATACTTGGACTAGAGATCAATTTTTTAATAATTTCGGTGTTCCGATTTTGCAAGATCAAATCGGTGTAGTAGTAACTGCTCATACTCGTTGGGCAGATTACGGGACTCGTAGTATAATTCCTGTTCTTTATATTTTTGTTTTGGACAAAGTAGGTATAGTTTCAGCTTGGAAGGTAAATGGCAACGGCAATTTGCGTGATGGTTGGGCTCCAGATCCCCAAAAAGCCATAACTACATGGGCCCGTCCTTTAGACCTTGTTCTTCCAGACTTTGACCAAACTGCTGAGGATACACCACCAGCCAAAATTAGTGGATGGGTAGGTGAGGTAGGACAAAAAGTAAATATTCAAGCAAAGATTATTAAAGCTAGGGATCTAGGTATTGGTAGATTTGGTGCTATGTTTATTACAACTTTGGAGGATGGAAATGGTAATGTAATTAATGTTTGGCGTAATTTGGGCCAAATTGGTGATAGTTTAGAACTAAAAGGTACAGTGAAAGATTGCAATCTGTACAACGAAGTGAAACAAACTACCCTTACACGAGTATCAGTTGTTAAATAATATAAGGACTTGACATGGAAATGCTTGATCTTTTTAAAGTAGTGGTGTATAAATATCCCACAACATTTTTTAAACCCTGCAATGGACTCTGGCAAGCTCAACATTTGGCTGATAATATTTTCCGTGAGTCTGGGTTTAAAGACAATGCAGTAGTAGAATATGACGGTGAAGTAATCTATAGGGCTCAACGCAGGCCCACCTTTTCAATCTAAAACCCTTAAAGGAACTTAAATGAACTCAATCGTGCTAGATCGTGCTAACGAAGCTATTTTCTATTTTCAGTATACTACTAAACAAGCGGTAAATTATGTAGTAAAAAATGCTCAAACTGATGTAAAAACTGCAAAAAATGCGCTAAATCAGGTAATGTTAGGGTATAAAATGTAACATATGAGGTTTTATGTCTCCCATAGTAAATACTATGGGAGATTTCAATGGCAAGACCTCATCCATTAAGGCGTTTAATGAAAACGCCTTTACCCACATTAACTGAACAACGATTAAAATTGTTCAGACCTTCTAGAAGGCAAGTTAATAATACTTACAGCCTTTTAAATCGATATATTTTTAAAAATCACCTCATAAGACCCCCAATGTATATAGGCCCATGGAAAAATATTTGGGGTATGTGTGTTGGAGGGTATTACCCAACACGGCGTGGGACCAAGTGTTGGATTAAACTGTCAGATAAATATTTTTGTATACAATGGTTTATTACCATTATTGCTCATGAAATGGTGCACCAATACGAATGGGATATACTTAATAAAAGTATGACTCACAGACAAAGTTTTTTCCTTTGGCGCGAACAATTTGATTTTTACAATATACCATTGAGGTCTTGGTACTGTCCAGATAATTGGTTCAAATACCAAGATATTAATAAATGCTAAATACTTGAACAGGGATAAAAATATGATAAAGTATTTGGCAGTGGCATTGTTGGCCTTATCTAGCACCTTAGCATTGGCACAGAAACAACCGCAAGGTGTTATGTATGATGCACAAATTCTTAGAGTTAACGATGGTGATACAGTGGTTATAGCAGCACCATTTTTGCCTGCACCCCTAAAGCCTGAACTAGCGGTAAGGATTTATGGTGTGGACACCCCAGAAAAAGGTTTTCGTGCCAAGTGTGCGCAGGAAGATCAAAGAGGTAAAGCAGCAACAGAATTTACAAAACAAGCAGTGGCCCAAAGTCAAAAAAGACAAGTAATGTTATACGATTGGGATAAATTTGGTGGAAGAGTGTTGGGAGATCTTATACTTAACGGACAAAGTTTGCGAGCATTATTAATACAAAATGGATTCGCAAGAGAATATTTTGGGGATGCAAAACAGAGTTGGTGTTAAAGTTTTACACGCCTTAGGACCGTTAACTTAGGTGTGTGGCGGCTGCTGCCGGTGTGCAATTATCGCCATTCTTGCACCAAAGTGAGCACATAACTTAAGGCTAGTAAATGAAAAAATTAATACTATTAACGGCTCTATTGTTCCCAACTTTTTCTTTGTCCCAATCCAACCAGAGCTTTGGAACATTTAATAAACCAGTAACATGTGCACCCATTGAAATTATACTTAAAGGTTTATCAGACCCTGATATTAAGGAAATGCCTTTATGGATTGGCAAAGATGAAACAGAAAAAAGTGAATATGTGATTTTTGTCAATAGTAAAACCAAAGCATTCACTATAGTCCAAATGGGCCAACAAGTTGGATGTATACTAGGCATAGGCTATAAGTCATACCTTGTAGAAGAAAAGAAACTTTAATCTTTATTAAGATCGTTATAAAGCTCTACAATTTTTAGCTGACCGGGATCTGCATTTTTTGTATAGGGCGGGACAAGATCTTGCCATTCAGTTTCTTTAACATCACTAACTAAAAATAATTCAAACTCATGCCCATCTGATGTATAAAATGTCACAGTTTCTAACCCTATTACACTTTTAGAAGCTGCATCTGCTGCTTTAGCTAATTGTTTAAAGGCTTGTTGTTCTGCAACAATATAAGCTTTGGTTTTTGGTCCACGGTGTGGGTAAAGATGCAATCGTGTTTTCATTTAATTAGGTCTTTAGATTTTAATTTTTTATGTTTATATATAGTAACATATTCTGTGTTGTTTTTATAGCCTAATTTGCCCACTCCCCATAGAAATGGATATTCATGAAAACTGGTAGCATGCCTGAGAATCACATCTAAGTAACGGCCATTGCCAGTACCAAGTGTAGCAAAAGTTATATAATCTTTTGGTCCTGATTTAAACACACGATAATTAGCTATCAAACCACAAAACTCAACTTCGCCTGGTCGCCTTTGCTCACCGCACCCTGGTATAAAATTTTCACTACCCCATCTGCCAGTTGCCTGAAAATCATGCAATTCATTACCATTGAAAATTATAGGTACAGCACCAGCTAACTTTGCTTCTTGCCAATATACCCATTTGGCATAACTTCCATTACAATGCTTTAATGCAGCTTGCCAAAATCTGGTTTTATTATGTGCTTTTTGATAAGCAAGAGCCCAAATTAATCTACCTAAATTAATTGCATGTGCTCTGCATAAACCAAAATGACTAAGTTCCTTTAGTGCTAAGAATACATCATCGCGTCTGGGATGGTCCCCAACTAGTTGCATAAATTCAAACATTTTTTCTTCGTTCTTTTTAGCAAAAGCTCTACGCCACATATCAGCTTCGTATTGATTGCAGCCTAAAATTTCTGATATAAGATCTATAGCATCATCTTCAAATACTATACTTTCATCAAAATTGTCCTTAGTCCAATCTTGGAAAAAACTGGCTTTACGCCTACCCTGTGTAGCTACTGGTCTAATCAATGCTGTTGCCAACACACAGTCTGATCTCGATTTAGGCTGTATTGCTCTGAACAATCTACGCATTGCAGGACTTTCAGCTTGTGTAACACCTAAAATATCACCTTTACATAACAATTCAGATGTTGCAGCATCATGTTCAGGATAGCTAAGTAATTCCCGTTGTTCTATTTCCCATAATTGGCTTAGTCCTCGATTAGCTAGTATGTCTATTTTAAAATGCTCGAGGTCTTCTATTTCATATTTGTCTAATAGTATTTGGTTTTCACCATTAATTAAACTTTTTGGCACTGCACGATCAAAAATTAGAATACCACCACAATGTTTGGATATTGCTCGTTTTTTTCCTAATAGTTTATTTGCAAGTCGTTGTGCATCATCTGCATATTCAGGAACAACTTCTTCCAATTTAAAGTTTCGTTTTAACCGTCCTTTAGCCCCAAATCTTTTTGCGGCCTCTCGTATTGCACTTTTCTCTTTATAAGTGACATAGTTTGACACCCGAGCACTTTGTCCAGGCCAACGACGAAATATACGATTCATCACAGTAGTTTGTTGCCAATGTGGGAAGTCAAGATCTATGTCGGGTAAATCGTCTCGTTTAGGATTCATAAACCTAGCTAATGGTATATTTTCTTTAACAGGGTCAACATCAGAAATTCCCATGAGCCAACAAATTAAACTTGAACCTGCTGACCCACGGGTAATGTGAGGTATATCTCTAGTTAGGTCTAGTATTTCTCTCACCCGCAAAAAATGTTTTGCAAACCCTAATTTAGCTATTAATTCTAATTCTTCTTCTAAGCGTTTATCGTATTTTTCTGATTTTGGTAAGTGCCTAACAAATTTCCTAATTAATAAATTAAGTTCATCGAATCTATCCATAAAGTGCCTTAAAGTGCCATAAGTAAAACTATTTATGGAAATAATTTTCTTCAGATCTAAATATGAATAAGTAATTGACTTTTGTGTTTAGTATGTTTATACTATTAAAAATAACTTTATAAAGGAATAATATGAAAACAGTAGGTGATAAACTTGCTCCATTTGTAATTACTGGAGTAAGCCCAGGACAACCCGACAATGCATTTTTTGATATCAATGAAACTAGCTATGCTGGTAAATGGAAAGTAGTTGTCTATTATCCAAAAGATTTTACCTTTGTCTGCCCTTCAGAAATTGTGGCTTACGACAAGTTAGCCGGTGATTTTCTAGATCGCGATGCAGTTCTGCTCACTGGCAGTACTGATAATGAATTCTGTAAAGTTGCTTGGCAAAAAGCACATCCAGATCTACAAAAAATTCAGCATGTTCAATTCGCAGACACGCAGCGTGGTGAACTAAGCCTAATTGAACAATTAGGATGTTTTTATCATCCGGCGGGTGCTGCTCTAAGAGCTACATTTATTATAGATCCAGATAATGTTATACAGCATGTGACTGTAAACAACCTTAATGTTGGCAGAAATTCAGAAGAAACTTTGAGAGTATTAGATGCACTTCAAACAGGTGAACTCTGTGCCTGCAATCGCACAGTAGGCGGCGATACTCTTAAAGTATAATGCGTTGCCCTTACCTTGATGATCGAGAACTATGCAGCATCTATCCCCAAAGATTTAATTGCTGTAGAAGTTTTCCAAATAGAACAGCAGGTATGTTCTGTGCAGAAACTACTCGATGCGTCTATGATCATCAAGGTAATTTAGATTGTTTTAATTGTAAAGATAAATGCTGTAACCATTTAGATATTCCAGATGAGACACCAATTTGGGAAGTTGTAAGATTGTTAGACATCAGTTGCAATACCTGTAAAGAACTTTATTGTAAGGATTAATATGTTAGAAACTATCTCTGAATTATTTCAGGAAGCATATAGGCGGAACTGGATCACTGCCAGAGATGGCAATGCCAGTATCCGATGGCATGATCGTGATCATTTTTATATCACACCCTCTGGTATTAGAAAACAATTTCTACAACCAGAGATGTTTAAAAAAATTCAACTTTGTACAACTACTCATGCTACACCCCCTTTTATTAGAGAAGCTTGGAAAGAAACTACATACACAGACATAAGCTCTAACTTAAGGCCTAGCGGGGAAATACCTTTACATTATGGCCTACAAAGACAAATAGATACTGATGTTCGTGTTGTGCTTCATTTTCATCCAACATATACAGTTGCAGCAATGTATGCGGGCATTGAACTTAGTTCATTAATGACAGACTTCCCTGAACTTGGTAGATATACCAAAGTGGGACGCAATGTGCCTGTGGTCCCAGTAATTAGCCAACAACTAGCGGATGCAACTATTAATAATTTTGAGATGCTCCAGAATGGAAATATAAATTACAACATTGTAGGATTAGATAGACATGGTGTGGTTGCAGTTGACACCAGCCCATGGCGTGCATTTGAACATATAGAACGATTAGAACATATTGCTAAAATAATACTAGCAAGTAAAAATTTAAAATAGGGAAATTATAATGTTAGAAACAATTTGGGCTGTGACTGCAATTATTTTAATTGATATTGTATTGGCAGGAGACAATGCTCTTGTAATAGGTATGGCAGCGAATAAATTGCCAGAACATCTTAAGAAAAAAGCAATTTTTTGGGGCACTTTTGGTGCAGTTGCAATTAGATTTATCAGTGTGCTACTATTAACATACCTATTAGCAGTGCCTGGACTTAAACTAGTAGGCGGTTTGTTGTTAATTTACATTGCATGGACCTTGGTACAAGATGAAAATGACCATAATGTAACTGCTAAAAATACTTTCTGGGCAGCTATAGGCACTATTGTGGTGGCAGATGCCGTAATGGGAATAGATAATGCATTAGGTATTGCAGCAGCAGCAGATGGTAACATGGCTTTGGTAATTTTTGGGCTTTTAATTAGTGTTCCTATTATATTGTTTGGTAGCACTGTTATTGCCCGAATCTTAGAAAAATATCCCAATACAGTTTATATAGGCAGCTTTGTACTATTTGTGGTTGCATGTAAAATGATTGCAGGAGAACCCACAATAGAAGAAACATGGAAAGAATACGGAAACATTGATAACTGGTTTTCTTTCGTAATGGGCGTAATTCTACTAGCTAAACAATATTATTGGTTTGAAATTAGAGATAAACTTAAAAAGGCAAAACAAAATGAATTGGGTTGATAAAATTAAAGAAGCATTGCCGGATTATGCTAAAGATACTAAATTAAACTTAGATGCGGTAATTAAAAGAAGCACATTAGATCCTATAGAAGCACAGTGCTGTGCTTTGGCAGCAGTATTTGCTACCGGTAATAGTAAACTTTGGGTATGGATTAGTCAGCAGATAGCCAATCCAGGAGATCCAGATGTCAATGCTGCTATTACAGCAGCATCACTGATGGCTATGAACAATATTTGGTACCCATATGTGGAAATGGCTGGTGACGAACAATTGAAAGGTCTACCTGCTCAATTACGAATGAATGCTATTTCCTCGCATGGTGGAACAACAAAAGCTAAATTTGAAGCTTATAGCCTTGCTGCTAGCATAGTTGGTAAATGCGAATTTTGTGTTAAAGCCCACTATGATGGCCTTAAGTCTTTGGGCTATACAGTTGAACAACTGCGAGATATTGGTCGTATCGCTTCAGTAATGACCGCAGTTAGTAAAGTAATGACTAACTAAAAATATACTAGCATTGATGTCAATGCTAGTATTACATTATAAATTATTAACTATTAATTTATAAATTTCCTGCCAGTTTTTTACTACTGTAATTTTACTGTTGGTAAAACTAATATTGTAAGGATGTTGCATTAGTATAGATCTCAAACCCATTTCTAAGCCAAGTTCAGCATTAATGGGTTTGTCTTCTATCCAATAATAATTACTGTTTCGATATTGTTCCAATACTTCATTTTTGTCCCCACCTGTATCTGTATATACAAAGTTAGTAAAAGCAGTATTTCCAAAATATCTTTGTAAATTAATTTTTCTTAACTCTTGTGCTGCAGGGTCATTTGTTAAACTTGTAACAGCATGAAAGACAAATCCGTATTTCTCATGTAATCTTTTAATATAATGTACACTGTCTCTAAATGGTTTTAAAAACATTATCTTTGCAGATTCATTAAATACTCTTACTGATGTTTTAGCTTCATTCAGAGTAATATTAAATCTTTCGTGCACTTTGTAGGCATCAGGTTCAATTAGTGTATGTCCTTTGGCGGTCATCCATTTGTTAAAATCTTGCTCCCAATCTAAGCAAACACCATCAATGTCGGTAAGTATTACTTTATTATTCATATTTTTTAAGGGTTAAATAAACAATGTTAATGATTCTTTATACTTTAATTTTAACACATATAACAATTATTTGTGTTACTCTCTATTTACACCGTTCACAAGCACATAGATCAGTAAATTTTCATCCTGCCATAACTCATTTCATGCGTTTTTGGTTATGGCTTACTACTGGTATGGTAACAAAAGAATGGGTAGCTATACATAGAGCACATCATAGATTTACAGATAATATTCATCTAGATCCACACAGTCCACATAGATATGGAATCCTGAAAGTGTTATTTAGTGGTGCATTTATATACGCAAAAGCAACTAAAGATAGAAATTTGGTGCATACCTATGGAGTTGGTAGCCCAACAGATTGGATTGAATCAAAACTTTATTCTCCTTATAATTACTTAGGATTAATACTTTTATTAGTTATTAATACTTTGATATTTGGTTGGTGGGGAATATTAGTTTGGTTAGTACAGATGATTTGGATTCCTTTCCATGCAGCTGGCGTAATAAATGGGTTAGGTCATTATCTTGGTTATAGAAACTGGGAAACACAGGATAAATCTAAAAATATAATACCTATAGCAGTTTGGATATGTGGAGAAGAACTTCACAATAATCATCATAATGATCCTGCAAATCCTAAATTAAGTGTAAAGTGGTATGAATTTGACTTAGGCTGGACTTACATAAAAGCTCTATGCTTTTTAGGATTAGCAGATGTAAAAAAGGTTGACAAATAATCCAGCACCTAGTATACTGTTAAATTGTAGTAACAAGTTGTTGTAACAAAACAACATCACAATTGTTGTTTTTATACAACTAATTAAATCGGTTGACAAAAATTGGGCTTTATCATACAATACTGATATGATGAAACGCAAACGCCGTCAAGACACCAAGCATGTTGTGTATTGCATTACCAATACGCTGACGCAACAGCAATATATTGGCATCACAGTTTGTGGTCAACAGGTGCGCAAAGCACTTAAGGTCCGCATGCAGAAACATCTGCGTCGTGCATTGACCGAAAACAAAGACTGGGCATTGTGTCGCAGTTTGCGAGAGCATGGTGCAGATGTACATGAGTATGGTGTAGTTGAAATTATTCGTGGTCGCAAACCTGCTCATGCTCGTGAGCGTGAACTTGTAAGACTTCATCAACCTGCACTCAATACTCATTGAAATGACAACTATGCAGAATATAACTGCTTTTGCATATGACAAAAAAGGCAGGCTTCTAAGTGTTGGTCGTAATAGTTATGTAAAAACACATCCGTTACAGGCTAGGATGGCTAAAGAGGTAGGAGAGGATTATAAAATTTATCTTCACGCTGAAGTAGCAGCATTGGTAAAAGTGAAGAATTGGACTAGAGTTGATAAGTTGGTCGTAACTAGATATAATAAAAATGGCGAACCTATGATTGCTAAACCCTGTAGAGTTTGTCAAAGAGTAATTAAATTTGCAGGTATAAACACTGTAGAACACACCTAAGGATTTACATATGTCTTGGTTTATGCTAATCATTTATCTTGCCCCAAATGGGCAACCAATTATGCGTAGTTATCATGAATACAAAACTAAGGAAGAATGCATCAGTCAGTCTGAGCAAGCAAAAACTTTTGCCCATCCTTTTGGACTCAAAGTTGACATCTCCTGTAAACAACTTACAATAACTGTAAAAGAATAAAACGGTTGACAAATAAAACCGGTTATTATATAATACGAATATGGTAGTAAAACAAAAGGAGCTGAAAACATGGTAAAGCTGGAAGATATTACTACAGAAATTATGTTTGGCGATTTTACAAATGAGCAGCTAAATGATATTTCGCGGGCCATCCAATATCGTCGCAGTCAACTTGTAAAGCAGGTTAAACGCGGTATTTATGTGGGCAGTAAGGTTAAGTTTCATAGTTCCAAACGAAATCAAACAATGGTTGGGACAGTGGAAAAGGTCGCAGTAAAATTCGTTACTGTGAATTGTGGCAACAGTCGTTGGCGTGTTCCTGCCAACATGTTGGAATATGTTTAAACCTGAAGGGGTAAATTATGCAATCCTATGAAGTAAATTTCAGTATTCTAGTGGAGCCCAGGACAGACAGCCATTGTGGTTGGGGTAGGTCTGATCTACAGAATCTTAGTACTACTGTTCAGGCTCTACATCAAGGTCAGGCGCAAGCAATTGTTGAAAGCCAACATGGTGGCCCTGGGCATTGTATTGTACATGCAGTTCGTCCGCTTTGGTAAAAAAGTTTCAGAATGTGGTTGACACAAAATTCAGTTTCAACTACAATTTGGAAATGCTGAATGGTTCAGCAAATTTAACTCAACTTGTATATAGGAGTTTTTATGTTTAAAGTAGCTGGTGTAAGTCGTTTCAACGGTGCAGTAAAAGTTCGTTTTGCTAATGACATGACTCGTGTCAAAATGCTCACTAAGGCGGGCAATACAGACATTGAGCTTATGGAACTACCAGAAGCAATGGAAAAATCTGCAGTTGTTAGTTTCCTTAAAACCACTGAGCTTTATCTTAACAGTGAGTATAAGGAAGCAATTGATGCTGCAGATTCAAAGTATAACGCAGTAGATACAGTAAAGGTTTCTGGCAAACCTACTAAGGTTAAAGTAGCTGCAGAACAGGCTGAATCAGAAGCTGCTTAATGGAGCAAAGCATGAGCCCACAGTTTGAAATGCCTCAAGTTGGTAGCAAGATTCGCGTCACTACAAAGTTCAAGAATCATGTCTTGTACAATCCCAGCGAATATACAGAAACTACCTATGTAGGCACTGTGGGCTCCGCTCATAAATTGCTTGCCCCCAACTCGTTCGTATTAAATACCCCAAATACTCCACACTTCAGCAAAAGAGAAATTCATCTCGCCTATGTTACCCGTCTAGAATATGCAGATGGTACTAT